ATCAAATATATCTAAATTTAAGGCGGCTATAACCCGGCTAGAGTCATTTGAGCCATAGGCATCAACGGTTAATGAGTTCAATTGGATATTAACGCCTTGTTCTTTTCTTGATGCAATAATCATTTTTGCTTGATTTAAAGCATCCAATTCTGTTTGCATAATGCCGCTTCTAACCCGGCTATGCTGAAAATAATCATCAATACTTTCGGTATCACTGGCAGTTTGACCGGCCAAACCATTAGGCGTAACCGTAACTTTGTTAATCATTTGGTAATCCGAAATATCAAACTCAACTGCCTGATAAGTAATATCACCTGATCCTGGCACATCACTGAATTTTGTAACCGCGCCACCTTCTGCAATTATAATGTCATTGCGGGAATAAAATTTGGCATATCCTCTTTGATCCATCCAAAAAGCCCCCAGGTCTGTACCTTCTACAACCTGGCAAGATGCTAATAATGATCTTGATGATCCATCATCTGCTTGTACCGTGGTAGTTGCAGTGGTTGAAATATCGCGCATACCGCCTGGCCATTCTCCGGCATCTAACAAACTTGAAATTCTTTGTGCCGTAGTTTGTCCGGCTGTGCCACCACTTACAGATGTAATGGTTGTTAAATTTAATAATTGGAATCCATCTACGCAAGACAATGTTACATAGGCTGGATCAAATCCAGTAGGGCTTTGATAATTCCATTCTTGTACATAAAATGCACCTAAGTTATAGGTTGTGCCTAAGTATGTGGCTGTAAAGCGAATCTTGCGCATTGGTTTTATTTTGCCGTATAAACTTGAACTAGTATTGGCTGGATTAAACTGACCTGTTTCATCAACAAAAGTTATGCGTGCTGTGCCACCTGTAAAAGAATCAGATGATCTGTTAAAAGCACGGCGTATGTAGCATTGAGTTACATAAGGTGTTATATCAACAATATCTGCCGCCGCCGTACCTAAAATGGCTACATCAAGTGGGGTTGCAGGGTCATCTAATACTAGGGCTGGATCAAAACTTGCGCCGTTGCTAAAATCAATTTCTGCACTAAATATTGCGGCTGGCATTATCTACCTAAGTTAGTTAGTTGAGTAACCGCACCTGATCTGTTCAAGTTATACAAAGCATCTTGAATTACAGATTGCAATTGACCTTCTGAGATAACCGAACCCGCTACATTTACATTTACGGTTGTGCCGAATCCATCCATTCTATCTAATGGTATAACCGCTTCTGATCCGGCTTCACCTATTAAAGCGGCAGTAGGTTGCGTAACAATGCCGCCATCTGCCATAGGGAATAAATCATTAGGCAATACTTTTTTACCTCTACTAGTTAATTCACCGGTTGATGTAAATAAAGATGGCATTTCCCTAACAGTGTTACCTTCAATAACTTTACCGGCTTGATTTACTTTATCTTGTAAAGCCAATATAGTTTGTTGAGCCGCTTGCAACTGTGCAACATTCTGAGATAAAGGTGTGAACGCGCTTTGTGATATTGATGTGCCAATTTTTTGATTGTTAATTTCCTTCATCAATGAAAGCATTTGTTGTAATTCTGAATTAGCCGCAAACAATTTTTGAATATAAATCAAAACTTCTGCATTAGTCATGCCCCATTTTTTAGCCAACATTTCAACTTCTTCAGTTGTGATTTGGCCATCTTCAATTACCTTCAATACATCCGCATATCTTTGTGCTTCATTAACTGCGGCAACTGTACCTTCAGCCAATTTTTGCATAATCTTTACACGCGCTTCATCTTCTAATGTAAGTTTGCGAGATAAGGCCGCTTGTAAGTTGATCTTGTCAATGTCAAACATTGCTTGTAAATCAGCCTTCTTTTTATCAAAAGCGGCCTGTGCAGATTTTTCTTTGGTTAATTGTTTTTCTCTAGCCAAAATATCTTTTTGTATTTTTGCTAATAGTTGATCTGTGCTTAATTGTTTTTTGCCATACAATCTTTGTTGTTCTAAAGCATCAATAGTTAATTGAGATAGGCCTAAATATCCACGCTCTTGCATGGTGCGCTTTTCTCTTAACTTAATACCTTCTTGTTCTATTTTTTGCAACGCATTTCCACCATAAGTTAAATCACCTGTTAAACCTTGAACTGCTACTTGTAGAAAATCAAAGTAAGCACCTAATCCTTTGTTTTCAAATGTAGCGGCTGAGCCAACAAATATATCTGCAAACTGTGTTGCAACCTTTTCTAATTTATAGCCAAATACATCAACGGCATCTGATCCAGTTGCAATAATAGATACGGCTGTGATAAATCCCTGGCCTAATGTTTCGGTGGCTTCTCCGGCACTAATTGAAAATGATTTTAATTGGCCTTCAAATGTTTTAGTTTGCGCTTCTGCCGCGCCTGAATACTTGTCTAAACTTTGTATAACTTCTGTGAACCCAGCCGCTTTTGCTTCTGCGGCAGTGTAACCAATACCTAATGTACCAATAGATTTGTAATTGCCAATAGCCGCTTTAGTTATGGCATCTAAAACCGTACTTAGATCAAAACCTGTGCCGGCTGATGTATCTAAGGCTTTGGTTAATAAATATTGTGAAGATTCAACATCACCGGTTTGTGCTACAAGTTGCCTGAAGGCTGGCACTAATTGTTCTTCAGTAACATTTGTAGCGCGTTGTAAGTCTGCTATAAATCCTTTAATTTCGGGCAATTGAAATTGTTGCCCAATGCTTGCTAAAGTTAGTTGTAATTGTTTATCTAATTTTTCTTGCGCTAAAGCGGCATCAATTGATTTTTTAGCGAATATGGCCAGGCCTGCGGCGGCGGCTATTCCACCGGCTTTAGCAAAAGCCCTCAGCCTAAATGAGCCTGTTGCAACTACTTTGTCAAAACCTTTTAATTCTTTAGTTGCACGCTCTAAGCCTTTTTTATCAAATTTAGTTAGAAAGTTAATTGCAACATATTGACTTAATGCCATGATTAACCCCTAAATTCTTTACCTAGATATTTTTTAAGTACACCGTATAGATTATCATTTACTTGCCCACCTAATTGTTGTGATGCTCTGTAAATCAATCTTTTTTCTTTGTAAGCACCACTATTAGCAGTACCTTGTAATTTACCAATAAATGATTCACTAGCATTTGAGTTACGACTTACGCGCCTAGTTCTTCCGCGTGATCGTGATGATCCAAAACCTGCCAACTCATATATTATACCTGGTACAGATTTATTTACTATGGCTAGAGCGGTTACTGAAAATGTTGTGCCTTTAACTCTTTGTACTTTACTTTTAGCCGTGCTTACTCTTATGCCGCGTATAACTTCTGTTTGCGACCATTTCCAACGGCTTCTTTTATTATCGCCAATTGTTCTACCACGGTGAACATTGTCATTAGCCCAACCCCACTGTGGTGGATAGTTAGGTTCAACATCACGCCAACCTGGAAACGGTGAGTGTGGTACAAAACTTTGTGCTAATTTAGCAACAGGCTTTACTGCCTTGCTTAATTCCCTTCTAAATTCTTTTTGTAAATCAGGATCAACCTTTTTCATTTTTTCAAGAAGTTCAGTTAAATTTTCAACATAGATTGATGGCACTGCCGCCAATGATCTAGTACGGCCAGGAAGTTCTGAATATCTTGGTTTAATCATTACTTCCGCCTAACTGTTGCCTTCTTGTTGTTATAGTTTCGTTCTTGCAAGATGGCTTTTATTGCTAAGTAAATCGCTGGATCAACCTCTAATAAATCTTTAGGGCTAATACCGGTTGCAACCGCCACAGATGCGATTTCGTAGATTTGGCCGTGGCGGTCTATCCATTTTTTGAATCATACAATAAATCAATATCTGAATACTGATTGATGTAGTCATCACCAAAGGCTAAATCTGTTTTACCGGCATCTTTTTCTAGTCGCCAAGCAAACCACCACAAATCCGATTCCATTTGTAGTTCACCTAATCTCTTACGCCAGCCTGTTTTAAATTCGGCTTCAAAAGCCACTTTTACAGATGGCGTAAGATCATAGGTAATTTTCTTACCGTCTTTTTTAACAATCTCAATTTTGTGCATTGTCCCACCTTTTCTTTATTACGCGCTTGTTGATTTTGTTAATGCAGTTACAGGAAGCGATACAGAAACCGAACTTACTGCATCCACAGCACCGTTAATCGGTGTCCAGGATGAAATTAAGCATGACATTGTATAACTAGGATTTGTAGATGTTACTGTGCCTGATACTGGAATCAACTTAATGTTGAGTTTTGTACCTAGCGCATCTTCAAATAATGAGTTTACAGATGCAGACGCAAAATCATTGTACAGTTCTAGATTGAGTGTTGGGCGTTCAATCCCACCAATCATATTTTGTAGCGTGTCATTCATTGCGGTAATTTCTACCTGATCAATTTCTCTTGCAAGGCTGACGGTGCTGACAAAACTAGTGATAGTAGTTGTACCAACAATCACGGCAACTTTATTACCCATAAATATGGCCATATTATTCCTCTCTTACTAACCTATCAATTCAACCGAATATTGATAACTTAGGTAGTCAATATTAGCGGATGTAATTGTTCCAGGGCTTGCAGACACAACCCTGAGTGTTTGTACAGCACCGCTTAATGTTTTATCAGCCTCAATTGCGGTTTTAATTGAAGTTGAACCGGATGAAGCAAGTAGCCCATCCAATCTTGATTGTCCATCTTTTTCGCTCATTCTACCAACTACAACAATTATCTGACATGTTGC